TTTTTATTTTTTATATACTTAAAAAAGTGTGTAAGTATTTTGGAATCGCCACCTTCTGTATCAACTTTTAGTAAATCTACACTAGTAACATTATTATCGTCAAATAACTTACTAATAGGAATTTGTTTTATTGTTTTTGTTGAAACTAGATGCTTATGGTCTTTATGGGCTGGATGATAATCGTTTATTGAATTACACCCAACAAGCCAATGCGATAGTTCGTTTTCTTTGATTACCGATTCTGGTATAAAATAAATTATAACATCTGATTCTATATTATCAAATGATACAGCAACATTAATTTTTTTAACGTTTTCTTTATTTGGTAGTTGTTCAAGATAATGTGTCATTGGCTCTACTGATAAGCCAACTGTTGTGTTAGATGCTTTTTGGATTAGTGTATCAAAATTACTAGTACCGATTTCTACAAAATTATAATGAGGCATCTTCCATACCCGCAACACGCAATTTAATAATATTACTAACTTGCCACTGTTTAATGTCAAGTCCTTTAATAATTCCCAACCACTTGTTGCGCAGTAAGGCAAACTCGTTAATAATTTTTTCGAAATCAATAACATCGGATTCACCATCAACGAACTTTTCACAATCTCTACTGCTTAAAGCTCGCTGATAGCTCTCCAAATATTTTCTAAAATGCTGACTTCTTAACCTACGTAGTTCGATGTTAAGGTACTCTAGAATTGCTTCTATTTCTTGTAATTGGTTAAAACGATGTTCAACAATACCAGGCATCTTTGCTGATGCTTGTTCAACAATACCACTAATACGCACTTCTTGTTTAGCTGAAATTAATTCATTTTCAAAGTGTGTAATAGCATCTGGTATGTTGCTGATATCTTTTGAAACTTTGTCATACCAATTACTCATTTAGTCCTCGTCATCCCATACGTCATCGTTTTCGTCGTAGTCTCCGGTGTCGTCATACTCACTATCTTCAGATTGGTCGACCGCATATTCGATCGCATTATCTAAGTGACTATCAATACCCATCATTCCTTCGATGGTGCTTTCCGGTACATCAAAATCTGTTAAGAGATTGACGTAATTATAAGCAAGGTCTTTTCTTTTATTTTCTGGAACATAATCAACTATTGTGCTCCAAAGGTCGGCTAAGAATTCCGTGTTCATTATTCGCTTGTCTCCGTTTGAGGTTCTTCTACTTCTTCTGTAATTACCTCAACTGGTTCAGCGATGTCTGGTTTATTGGCAATGTCCTTCATGATCATATCAAGTTTCTCACCTGTCCATTGCTTACGATAATCCAGATGTACTTCTCCGTTAAGGTCAACGTATTTAAGTCGGTTGCCTTCTTTATTAAGGATACCTTTTGCTTCAAATAAATCAACAAGACCACTGTATGGATCCATTCCAGTTTCATATGGAATCTTAACCTGTACTGATTCAAACGGTTTAGCGTAACGTGTTTTCATAACCTTACAAGCGGCTCTAATACCACGTACATCTGTTACTTTATTACCATCTTCATCTTCTTTTAGTTTCAATTTACGCATAGCAACAACAATACTACTTGCGTAGATAAATCCTTGACCACCTGAAATTTTATCATCTGGATCAAACATATCTTGCGAAGCGTATGTGTGATTAGTTGCTACTAAGCCTACGTTATGACTACCAAACATATTAACTGAGTTACGTACAAGTGCTGTTAGTGCTTTAGGCTTACGACCCATATCACCTTTTAAATCGCCTTTGTCGAACTGATCAACATCTGTTGGTGTTAGTAACATACCTAACGAGTCAACTACAAACAGTACTTTAGGTCGATCTTCTTCGGCCATTTCTTTGTAATCTTTCATGAACAACGATACAGTTTTTGCTACATCATCAATCATGCTCATGTTCAGTTTCATCAGTTTATCTTCTGATGTGTCTACATCAAGTGCTTGTAGCCATGCTTCATCAAGTGCGTTTTCACTATCAATAAGCACAACAAAGATACCTTGTTCCTGTGCGGACTTTACA